TTTATTTTCTGGTTTACCGAAAACCGTAAAAAAATCGGATATACTCTGGGAGCACTTAATCTACTAGGCGGATTAAGTATGCTTACTAGTGGGCAAAACACAAATGCTCTAATACAAATTTTTGTAGGGAGTGTCCTTATTTTTGATGCTTGGATGATGCCATGAATATTGATTTGAACAAATACAAAGATTTTGTAGAGGCTGTAACAAGCCGCCCTAGTAATGACTTGACTGATTTTATTAATCGGTTAGATAGGTTAGATGGTAATGACGGTGGACCGGATATCAACGTTCCTTTGTTGATTACTGCGTGTATGGGACTTGCCGCAGAAACCGGTGAGTTTATCGAAGTGCCCAAAAAAATCATTTTTCAAGGTAAACCGTTAACGGAAGCTGAACTCTTTCACATGAAGCGTGAACTAGGTGATGTTATGTGGTATTGGATCAATGCTTGTCGTGCATTGAATCTTGATCCAAATGATGTTATTAACGAAAATGTACGTAAACTAGAATCACGTTATCCCGGTGGTAGTTTTGATGCACATTATTCAGAGAATCGTAAAGAAGGCGATATCTAACTGATACTGGTTCCCCAGATAAATACACTATCTGGGGAACACTATGGCAATTCAACAATCAGCAACATTAGATCAATTAAAAGAAGAATTATTTAGAAATCTTCGCCTTCGTATGGGTGAGGGTATTATTGATGTAGAGTTAGATCCTGAGCATTACGAAGCCGCATATAAATATGCTGTTCAAGTTTATCGCCAAAGAGCGCAAAATGCAACAGAAGAAGCATACACCTTAATGACATTACATGCGCATCAAACCGACTATACTCTCCCTAGAGAGTTTATCAATGTACGACAAGTATTTCGTAGAACAATTGGTCTAGAAACTGGACCAGCCGCTAGTTCGTTTGACCCGTTCAGTAGTGCTATCCTTAACACTTATCTATTGAACTATAACTACGCAGGTGGTTTAGCAATGTATGACATGTATGCAGGATATGTTGAATTGGCTGCACGTATGTTTGGAGGATATGTTATCTATACTTTCAATAACGTTACTAAAGAAATTAAATTAGTTAGAAACATAAAGGGTGATGGTGAGCAGATATTAATTTGGGCTGATATTCAAAAACCTGAATCAACATTATTGCAGGATCCAGGTGCTGGAGTATGGATTGGTGATTGGACACTAAGTCAAATTAAACTAACATTGGGTGAAGCACGTGAGAAATTTGGTTCAATTGCTGGTCCAAGCGGCGGTACTTCTTTGAATGGAGCGGCGTTAAAAGCTGAAGGTGCCAAAATGCAAGAAACATTGTTAGAAGACTTAAAACGTTATGTAGATTATAGTCAACCCTTAACCTGGGTACAAGGTTAACCTAAACATTGACTTCTGACACACTCCTGTAGTATACTATGTGCTACAGGAGATTTTCTTTATGATTATAGGTGTTACAGGTTTCATTGGTAGCGGCAAAGATACTGTCGCAAATTACCTCACTACATTTCACGGATTTAAGAAGTTAAGTTTTGCAGGATCATTAAAAGATGCTGTGTCAAACGTGTTTGGTTGGGACAGGGAGATGTTGGAAGGTACTACTAAGTCTAGCCGAGAGTGGCGTGAAAATGTAGATACTTGGTGGGCTGAACGTTTGAATATTCCTCATCTAACTCCTAGGTGGGTGTTGCAATACTGGGGCACCGAAGTATGTCGCAATGGCTTTCATAATGATATTTGGGTTGCAAGTGTTCAAAACAAACTACGACAAGCAAAAGACGATATCGTAATCACTGACTGTCGATTTGCAAATGAAGTACTAGCTATCAAAGAAGTTGGTGGTATAACTACTAGAGTTGAACGAGGACCTAGACCAGAGTGGTATGATGCCGCTATAGCTTTCAACAAGGGTAGTGATAAGTCTGAGTGGGTTGCCGGGAAAATGATATTAGACAACCTAAATATACATGCAAGCGAATACTCTAGTGTTGGATTGGATTATGATTACTGGTTAGATAATAACCGAACTATTGACGATCTTCATACTCAAGTTGAGAAGTTAATCAACCTCTAAATCACCTCGTCTCCAGTTAACTTCTTTTTTCTTTACTACTTCCACACAGTTTAAGCATATTGTTCTTAGATTAGTAAAATCAGTGTTTTCTAATTTACCATCAATGTGAAATACTGTTGTCTGTGTGGGGAAAATACTTTTAAACCCGCATAGGTCACATGTGGGTTTTTTCTTATAGCCTGCAGTTTTCCATGTAGGCGTCCTTGCTGACAGTTTGTTTTTCTTTCTTCCACATTCATCACATAGCTTTCTATAATGTGTTATACCTGCACGTATGTAGTTTATTGAACAATTATTCTTGTTACAGGTGTTGCATATTGGTCTCATTGTTTATTTAGCTCAGGAAACCTTCGAAGGTACGGTTATTGGGGCTTTTTATTGCTTTACTGCTAAATATAAACAGATAAGGTAATCCTTACATCAAGTATAACATAAAGGAAATTTAACATGGCACTAGTATCACCTGGCGTAGAAGTAACAGTTATTGACCAAAGTCAATATTTACCATCTGCCTCAAGCTCAGTCCCGTTGATTGTTTTAGCTACTGCACAGAGTAAAGCAAATGCAGCCGGCACAGCAATTGCGGCCGCAACAACAAAATCTACAGCTAGCAAGTTGTATCAAGTAACAAGTCAACGTGATTTAGTTACATTATACGGTACTCCGTTCTTTTACAAGACAACAAACGGTACACCTATTCATGGGTATGAGTTGAATGAATATGGTTTATTGGCAGCATACTCATTGCTAGCCTCAACCAATCGTGCTTATATTTTACGTGCAGATATTGATTTAGCTGACTTTGTTGGTTCAATTTCTCGTCCATCTGGCGAGCCAGATAACGGAACATATTGGTTAGACACAACTAATACTGCATGGGGAATTTTTGAGTTTGATGCATCTACTGGTGAGTTTACTAATAAAGTACCTCATATATTAAACGATGCAACATATGTTGCTGGTGGAAAGCCAAAAGATACTCTAGGTAATATTGGTGATTATGCTGTTCTTGCATATGCTCAAATGCCCGATGAATCTAGTTATTTCTTCAAAACACGTTATAACACTTGGGTTGCAGTTGGTAGTAAAGAATGGCAATCAGCTATTCCTGTTGTAACAGGTACTGCATCTAATGCTACTTTAACTCCCGGAGATACGTTTAGAATTGCCCTACCTAGTGAAGGTACAATTACTATCACAGTTCCTACTTCTCCTAATAACGGTATAGTTGGATTAGCTAACGCTATTAATACTGCAGGAGTACAAGGTGTTGAAGCAACTATTATTTCTGGAAAATTATCATTGGCGTGTGTTGTTCATCCAAGTCAGCAAGTACAATCACCTAGTTTTACTATTAGTGCTGGAAGTGGTACTGTACTAACCGATATAGGAATTACTGCTAAAACTTATTATGCACCGTCATTTCAAACGGGAACTAGTGCAAGAATGCCTTTATGGACAAGCAGTCAAAATCAACCTCATCCAACCGGTTCAGTATGGTTAAAAACCTCTTCTGCAGGAGACGGGTTGAATATTAATTTGTCTAAATATAGTATTGCAACTGGGTCTTACACGACTGTAAACGCACCTATTTATCGTACAGTAGACGCCGCAACAGCATCTTTAGATAGTTCAGGTGGGGCATCAATTCCTAAAGATACTGTATATGCACAGTCTCCTGATGAGACTAATCCAGCACAAGCTCTTGTGTTATGGAAAAGATTAGCAACTGGACCTACAGTGGTAACCGGAACAAGTGCTTCACCTACTATTACAACAGGTAATGTTATTAGCGTTATTGTTTCTACCCCTGGATTTGCACCGGGCACATGGGCATCGCAGGGTACAGTATATACTTTTACTAATACTGATACAACATTAGATTCATTCATTACTGATTGGCAAGCGGCACGTATACCTTATACATCTATTACCAAGACTACATCTGATACTGTACAAATCTCTCATACATTGGGTGGACAGATTTATATTAATACTAGAAATCCAGTAACTGGAGTAGAATCTAATATTCTAAACAGTTTGGGATTAATCAGTGAAGTAACTACTGGTGTTAATAAAGTTGGATATTGGCCTTTTGTTAGATCCGGGGCTACTACGACCGGTGGAGGCACAGGTGCCGCTATTACTGTAACTTCAACAAGATATGGTTACGTAGTTAATAGTATAGTTAGTGGTGGAAGTGGCTACGCAGTGGGCAATGAAATAACTATTTCAGGTAACCAATTAGCTGGAGCTAGCCCAGCCAATGACTTAAAATTAACTGTAACTTCTGTTACCAGTGGCGCAATTACTGGAGTTGTAATTAAAGGTGGTGTCCCCGCCGATTATCAAGTAATTCAACTTTCAAATTGGGTACCATTAGAATACATTGCTAATGAAGGCGCTCCGGTAATAATGCCTGCAGATGGTAAACACTGGTTCTACAGCACACCTACTCAAGTTGACATTATGGTGAAAAAGGGTACTCAGTGGTTAGGTTATAAAAATGCCGCATTTGATGCATCCGGTCATCCAACTGGTTCAGGAAGTGGCGCCGGTCAAACCAACCCAACTGGTCCTATCATTTCACCAACAATGCCTAGTGCAACAACAGGTCAAGACGATGGTACACCATTAGTATACGGTGACTTGTGGTTAGACTCAGGTGATCTAGAAAACTATCCAATGATTTATCGTTGGAAAGATGTAAAAGGTGTACCACAGTGGGTACTAATCGACAAGACTGACCAAGTTAGTTCCGAAGGTATTGTTTTTGCAGACGCACGTTGGGCAAGCACTAGTTCAGTAGATCCAGTGCAAGACCCTATTCCAACAATTTCTAGTTTGCTAACTAGCAATCACTTAGATTTAGATGCACCTAATCCATCATTATATCCACAGGGTATGTTGTTGTTCAACACACGCCGTTCAGGTTACAATGTAAAAGAGTTTATGACTAACTATTTTACAGGCAAAAACTATCCTAACGCAGGTTCATATGACCCTAACAACGCTTCATCTAACGCTAATTTACCATTGGTAAGTCATGCATGGGTGAGTGTTAGTGGATTAAAGGCAGATGGTTCAGCATATATGGGTCGTAAAGCACAACGTGCTATGGTTGTGGCGGCATTGAAAGCGGCTATTGGTACTAATCAAACAATTCGTGAAGAAGACAACTTCTTCAACTTGATTGCGGCTCCTGGATATCCAGAACTAATGGCTGACATGGTTGCATTAAATAACGACCGTCACAATACAGGTTATGTTGTAGGTGATACACCATTACGTTTATCTGACCAAGCAACTAGTATTACAAATTGGGCAACTAATGCCGCATACGCAACATCTAGTGGTGAAGATGGCATGGTAACACGTGATAGTTACATGGGTGTATTCTACCCAAGTGGTATTACATCTGATCTTTCAGGTTCACCTGCAGTTGTTCCTGCAAGTCACATGATGCTACGTGCATTGTTACGTAATGATACTATTGCTTATCCTTGGTTAGCTCCAGCTGGTGTACGCCGAGGTAATATTGACAATGCTACAAACATTGGTTACTTGGATGCAACCACTGGTGAATTCCAAGTAGTTAAGAATCGTATGAGTATTCGTGATGTTCTTTACGCTAATCAAATCAATCCTCTAGCATACTTTACTGGTGTTGGATTGTTAAATTATGGTAATAAAAATTCACAAGATACACAAAGTGCAATGGATCGTATTAACGTTGCTCGTTTAGTAGCGTATATTCGTGAGCGTTTACAAGTTGCGGCACGTCCGTTCGTATTCGAACCAAATGATGCATTAACTCGTCAACAAATTGCAGGTGTAGTACAATCATTGTTTATTGATTTAGTTGCTAAACGTGGTTTGTATGACTACTTGGTAGTATGTGACTCTACTAACAATACTCCTTCACGTATTGACAGAAATGAATTGTGGATTGATATTGCTATTGAGCCTGTTAAGGCAGCAGAATTCATCTACATCCCAGTTCGTCTATTGAACACTGGAGCATTAGGTCAAGGCTAAAATATAACTCCCCGGATCCGGGGAGTTTTTTAAGATAAATAATTATATAGGAGATACAAAATGGCAATAGCCTCACAATCATTGTTCAACATGACAGTCGGAGCAGACAACACACCTAGTTCGCAAGGTCTGTTAATGCCGAAACTACAATATCGTTTCAGAGCATTATTCATTAATTTTGGTGTTGGTGGTTCTACTCAAGAATTAACTAAACAAGTTATGGATATTCAACGTCCAAGTCTTTCTTTTGAAGAAGTAGCAATAGATATTTACAATAGTAAAATTTACTTGGCTGGCAAACATTCATGGGCAGAAACGCAAATTAACTTACGTGATGACGCCGGTGGCAACGTTACTAAATTAGTTGGTCAACAATTACAAAAGCAATTTGACTTTGTTGAGCAAGCATCTGCCGCAACGGGCGGTGATTATAAATTTCAAATTAACTATGAAGTACTAGATGGCGGAAACGGCACTATGGTTCCTAATGTTTTAGAAACATGGGAATTATATGGTTGTTTCATTAAGTCAGCAAACTACAACAACATGGACTATAAGAGTAACGAACCTGTTAGTATTCAATTATCAATTCGTTTTGATAATGCAGTACAGTCTCCATTGTCTAGTGGTATTGGTACTTCTGTTGGACGTGCTTTAGGATCTACTTCAGTTACCGGTATCGGTTAATAAAAATGGCTGATATTATCAAGTCAATATTGACTGATACTGCTAAGGGATTCTTTGGAAATGATTACTTGCGTGACTATACTCACGCAAGTAAAACCTTTAGGCCTAATAATTATGCTTATGCACCTAAGTTTAAGCATTTATTTCACGTATACTTTGATATCAATACTGACCAGATACCTGCATCAAAATCTTGGCCCGTACTAGCAGAAGATAAAAACTTTGGGCTTGCAGTTAAAAACGTACAATTACCCAAATATAGTTTTGACTTGCATACATTAAATCAATATAACCGTAAACGTATTGTACAAACTAAAATCAAGTATGATTCTATATCAATTGCATTTCATGATGATAACAAAGATTTAATAAGAAAACTCTGGCATACATATTATACATATTATTATAAAGATGCCGCAACACCTGACATGAATCCAGGTATCACTAGTGGTAGAGATATATATGATCCAGTATCATCAACTGGTCATGATTGGGGATATATTGGTGAAGGTACAACACCGGCAACCGGAAATGTTATTGGTTCATCTAAGCCATCATTCTTTAGAACAATTAATGTATACGGCTTTAACCAACATAATTTTTCATTGTATACGTATGTAAATCCTATCATTGAAAGTTTTAGTCACGACACCTATAATTATTCTGAATCAGGTACCATGGAACACAACATGACCATTCAGTATGAAACTGTGAAATATTATTCAGGTGCTATCAACGGTCGTAGTCCCGGAGAAATTGTTAAACAATTTGGTGACGTTGCTCATTATGATAGAACATTAAGTCCTATTGCAATTCCAGGAACAAATGCTTCTATATTAGGTCCTAATGGTTTACTAGATACTGCATCAGGAATAATTGATGACTTAACGCCGGACGCCAATGGAAATATTAATATTCTTGGTGCTATAAAATCAGGCGGTACTTTATTAAACACTTTTAAAAATCCAAAGAGCATTTTAAATGCCGCAAAATCAGATGCGTTAGGATTAGCTATGGATACTATTAGAGGAACACCCAATAGAAATACATTGTTTAATTTCCCGGCAGCATCTTCTACTGTAATTACACAAACTAATGACGCATTAGGTTCACTGTTTAAGGGTGTTGCTAAGAAGCCTCAAGTGCCACCTGGTACTTAATAAATACACTAGAGGTATTTATATGTCACAAATAATCGACGGTCCACAAACGCAATTAGGTAATACAGTAAGAGTTTTTGATAGCTTTTATAATTATGAAGCCGCAATTAGTGCGGATGTATACGAAGTTGTAAATTCTTATTTTAAATCAGTATGTGCTACTACTAGTATAGCAAACAATTTTACAACAATGTTATTTAGAATTGTTAGTATTACCGGTCAGGATGCAATGACATTGTTATCTAATATTCAAGGTAATACTAAATTAGAAACTACTGCTCTTATGGCATACTACTTAAACAGTTTAAAGAGCAAGACAACATTGTACGGGGTTAGTGTAGTACCTACTCCTAATGAAATTGTACAACGAAATATAGTTACATAATGTCTAAATTTGCTCAAGGCATATATGAGGTTCGTAACCCTGAAAAGTACATGGGTAATCATAAACCCCGTTATCGCAGTGGTTGGGAATTTACATTCATGAATTTTTGCGACAACAATAAAAGCGTACTCAAGTGGGCTAGCGAATCAATTGCAATTCCCTATATGAATCCTATTACAGGTAAAAGAGCAAACTATATCCCCGATTTTTTCATTGTATATGAGAATAAATTTGGCAAGCAAGTTGCTGAAATGGTTGAGATTAAACCTAAAAAACAAAGTCTAATAGAAAGTCGTGTTGCTAGTGCCAGAGACCGAGCAGTAGTAGCAGTAAACCATGCTAAATGGGCTGCCGCAAGAGCCTACTGTATACAAAATCGTTTTACTTTTCGTGTAATCACTGAAGATGACCTTTTTCACAACGGTAGACGTTAGTAATAAATACTACTATAATAGGATTATAGTATGACTAAAAAATTGTCCGAGTTATTTGAACTCCCAGTTGACGATACAGATGTAAATGAACATGCGCTTGAAAATGCAGAAGTCAATATTGTTACACAAGAAGCATATGATACATTAACAAAGATTGAAAATGCCTTACCTCAAGTTCGCGGGCTAGAAGCAAGCGATACAGAGATGGATACACTAGCACAATTAGCCACAGACAGCTATAAAGACTTAATGGATTTGGGTATGCAAGTTGATAGTCGTTTTGCTAGTGAAATATTCAATAGCGCAAGTAGTATGCTAGGTCATGCTATTACTGCCAAAACAGCTAAGATTAATAAAAAATTAAAAATGCTAGATTTACAACTTAAAAAAGCAGGTCTAGATCAAAAAATTGCAGGAAAAACAGAAGAAATTGAAAATACTCCGTTGGGCGAGGGCAGTTTAGTTGATAGAAATGAGCTACTCAAACAGATATTGGCTAGCAAAAAAACGTGATATTGATAAATATATTATAGGAATAATACAATGAAAAGCCTTCGACATTACTTAACTGAAAGTGTACATACATATCGCTATACGATTAAAATCGTTGGCGAACTTGATAAAAACTTTCTAGACATGTTCACGTATAACTTGAACAAATTTGATCCTGTTAAAATTGAAGACCCTAAGACTACTCCAATCCAAAAGAACCCATATGGTTTTCCCGGTGCAGAAGAAAATCAAAGCGTCACAATTATTAAAGCTGAATTTAAATATCCAGCAACGGAACCAATGATTCAGCAAATTGCTCAACAACTTGGTTGTAATATCAATAAAGTTAGAGTAATGACTACGGACTATAATGATAGTATCAATAGTGAGAATGATAATTATGCTAATCAAGATGATAGTGATAAGCCATTGTTAACACAAGAAACTTTGCCAGACAATGGTAAAGAGGCAAGCAAAGATTATGCAAATCAATACTTAGATAAAGTTGTTCCTAAAAAGCCAAGCATCGATATTCCATTCAATGGAAAGAAAACACCAATAGCTCCCAATAATAGTAAAGAAGGCATTAATACTAAGAGTCCAATGAGTAGTATTAAGATGCCTGCTAGACCAGCAACTGGAGCTAGAAAATGATAGACTTCAACGCCAGTCAATTAACATGGATTGTTATAGGTGCTTGCAGTATGGGCGGCACTGGATATCTTACAATGGATAGTAAGATGAAAGAATTAGATACAAAGGTTGAAATAACCTCAGTAAAAATGGACAGCGTAAAAACCGATGTTGCAGAATTACGTAAACAACTAACTCGTATCGAAGACAAACTAGACAATAAACAAGGATCAAAATAATGGATTTCAGAACATTACTCCAATCAATGCACAACATCTCCGAGGCTACTAAAGAAGTTCCTGGCGGAAGAGTACACACTGCTGAGCCAGGTGGATATGGTCGTAAAGACGATGAAGACGATGAGGGTAACAAAGTAAAACCTGCTTCTACTGAAAAAAGAGGAAAAGGTCGTCCTAAAAAAGCTACTGCTACTAGTGGTGAAGATAAGAAGTATGATTTCAGTGCGTTTGGCGTCAAGGCTGGTAAAGATGTTAAACTACCAAAGTATGACAAGAAGAAAACCACTAAGCATTCTATTAAAGAATACATTGAACAACTAGAGTCAGCAATGAACGAAGAAGGTATCACAGTTAAGCCGATGCCTGGCGCAAGTCAAATCATTGGTGCTGATGGTAAACCATTGGGCACCGCAGATGCGGCAACTGCCAACACTATTAAGCAAGCATCTGATAAAGGTACCTTGAACTTAGGTAGCGGCGATGAGCAGATGAATGAGAAGTGGGATAGTAAAATGGATACTCCTGCATCTGAAAAAGGTAAGTATGCTGGTAAGAGCAAGAGCGAATTGCTTAAGGCTTATAATCACTTAAAGTCTACTGGCCCTCATAAAGAAGGTTCTAAGCCATATAGCAACATGAAAGAACTAGCATTTGCTATTCGTGCTAAAGGTAAGTTTGGTAAAGTTCAAGACGAAGAAAAAGTAAATGAATTAAGTCCATCTACTATTCAGTCAGCAGCCGCAAAGCGTGATGCACAACAGCCAGATCAAATGTCACAGGCTACACAACGCAAAGACCCAATGGTTCATGCTACAAATCGTATCAACATGAACAATCGTCCAGGACAAATGGAAGAAGACTTTGGTGCTACAGCAGCGATTGCAGGTGGCGCGGCATTGGGTACAGCATTAGGTGCAGTCAAAGGTCGATACGGTGATATGAAACAAAGAGAACAAGGTCATACAGCCTATACTCCAGATGAGTATAAAGACAAGCCACGCACAACAATACAACGTTTACGTGCAGCCGCAGGTATTCCTTCTAAAAATGATCCCAATGTAAAGACTAATGAAGGCTTACCAGGTAAGCAAGAAAAATTAGATGTTGCAGAACCAAAAGGTAAACTAGATGCTAAAGATTTTGCCGCATTACGTGCTAGAAAATCAGTTAAAGAAAGTTTAAGTTTTTCTGAAATGATGCAAGAAGCTGGTACAGATGTTAATGACATGATGGCAGAATTGCAACAAGATATTGATACATTCAACAAGACTGGTCATTGCAGTGACAAACTAGAAGCGTTCTTAAAGATTCATGGTCATGCTAAGAAAAAGATAGCCGATGAGAGTATTGTTGACCGTGTAGGTTTTGATACACCTCCACCAATCGATAAGAATCCAATGACACAAGATCCAATTAGAACTCCTGCTTTTGCTAGAAAGCAACAAAGTCAAGGAATGCCGATTACTTCACCCGGTGAAGATAAGCCGTTTGGTTTCATGAAGCAAATCAGTGCTCCATCTAAAACATTTGAAAGTAAAGATATGAAAGACGTACAACTAGAAAGCTGGGAAAAAGAACTTAATTCATTATTGAATGAAGGTATTACTGTAACAAGTAGTCAAGGTCAACAAGGTACACCAGATAGTGTTAGCATTAATGCTACTGATTCAGACGCACAAGAATTATTGTCCATTGTTAGACAAGCTGGTTTAGGTGTGTTTGGTGGTGGCGATGAACAAGCACACAGTGGTTATGGCGCACCAATGCACGGTGATGAAGGCGGACATGGCACAGAGCCACAAATGTCTCCTACCGTAGTTGGTGACGGTGATGACATGATGGCGTTGATTAAAAAAATGTCAGGTATACAAGATGTTGGGAAACAACCCGGCACATTAGAGCCAGCTGGTGAAGAAGGTAATGACTATGAGAGTGAAGAAGGTCACGGACATGATGAAGAATGTGATTCATGTGGTTCAGCAGATTGCCAATGTGATGAAGTAGATGAAGGTTACGAAGAAACTGATGAGGGTAACGAATTCAGTGGAAACCGTGCTGATGCTATAAAAAACCACCAAGACAGTTTTGAGGTCGATGGTAAACAGTATCCAGTAAAAGAAGAAAACATGGATCATGAGCATGGGCATGAGCATGAGGGAGGCAGTACATGCAACGAGTGCGGTATGTATGAAGCACGTTGTGTTTGCGAGCCCGGTAAAGAGCAAGTTGAAGAAGAATATGCTAATGAAGCCGGACACGAAGAAATGGCTCATTTGAAAAACTTATTAGGCCAAGGCAATGACTTGCATCGCCAAAAGCATACACAAGCAGTTGGCAACCCAACTCAGGTTACATTTGAAACTAGATTGTTAAAAGATACTAGTAATTTGCTAGTTGATTGGCAAAAATTAAGCGGAATAAAATAATAAAATCCGTATTTTTAATAGCCCGGTTCGCTGGGCTATTTTTTTGGGCAAGTGTTTATCTATAAACGATAAATACTAAACAAGGTGTAATAGAACATGACACAACAAATTATTGATTTTGGGGCATTCCCTAACGACCCCGCCGCTGACGGTATTAGAGATGCCTTCGCTAAAGTACAGAATAACTTTACTGATTTATATTCAGCCACATTAAACACAGGTGTACAAACATTAACTGCAGGACCGGGTCTTGCGCAAAACAGAACTACAGGTAATGTTGTCTTAACGGCAAATATTTCTAATGTAACAATACAAACGACCTCAGGATTATTAGTTGGCGTCGGCGCGGCAACTGGCACATCTGCAACTATCAATAGCTATAATACACCCTTTGTAATTGGACTGGCATCCGATATTACAGTTGCTAATATCACTGCTACTTCTATTACTGGTACACTAAGAACCGGAGCACAACCTAACATTACTAGTGTTGGTACATTAGCTAATTTAACTGTTACGGGTGACGTTCGAGCCAATTCCTTCATAGGTAATATTGTAGGTAACATTTCTGGTACGGTTGTTGCACCCGGAGCAAACACTCAGATTGTTTTTAATAATCGTGGTAATTTGGGAGGAGCGACTAACTTAACATATACAGGTACTACATTATCATTAACTGGTGCTTTTAATGTAAATGGAAATATTACAGCACGTAATATTGATGGTGGTAACACAGTTAGTGCAAACTACTTTGTAGGAACGTTCTTGGGCCCTGCTGCCAATTCAGCGACGGTTTCTGCCAACGCACAGCCTAACATTACATCTGTTGGTACACTAACATCATTGCAAGTTGCGGGTACATTGAATGCCCCTAGTATTGCAGGTAATGTTACTGGTAACTTAGTTGGTACTGTTACTGGTAACTTAGTTGGTACTGCCGCAAATTCAGTTACTGTAACAGCAAGCGCACAGCCTAACATTACTAGCTTGGGAACATTAACACTATTAAATGTTGCAGGTAATGCAAACATAGGTAACATCAACGCTACTACGATTACAGGAGCACTTACATCTAGTAATCAACCTAACATTAGAAAACTAGGATTACTTGACGGATTAGCTGTTTCTGGAAATATGACCGGTGGTAATATTACATTGACCGGTGATATTACTGCTGCCAATATGAGGGTAACTGTATTCACTGCGGACTCATTAGCAGGTAATTTAACTGGTAACGTCACTGGTAATGTTACTGGAAACATGTCGGGTAATATGTCCGGTAACGTATCGGGTAATGTTTCTGGTAACGTATCGGGAAATATATCTGGTAATATCTCTGGTAATATTGCACTACCAGGCTCAGATACATATGTTGTTTTTCGTGATGGCGGAAATGCTAATACACATTCAGGACTAGCGTATAACAGAACAACTAGCTTACTATCTATTACAGGTAATGTATCAAGTGGTAATTTAACATCAACTGGTATTATGGTTGCTACAGGCAATATTGCCGGTGGTAATTTAACTACTGGTGGTGTTGTGTCGGCAACTGGTAATGTGTCCGGTGGCAATCTTACAACTAATGGTTTATTAAGTGTTCAAGGTAACGCTACAGTTGGGAACATCAGTGCAACAACACATACTGGTGTAACAGTAACTGTATCGGGTAATGTTTCCGGTGCTAACTTAGTTGCCAGTGGTGTATTAAGTGTAGTGGGCACAGCCAACGTTGGCAACTTAACTACACCGGGTAGTATTACTAGCAATGGTAATGTTACTGCAAACATCTTTAATGCTAACACACTAAACACTATTAATTTAGTTGCAAATGGAAATCTATCGGGTGCCAATATTACGACCGGCGGTATATTAAGTGTAACTGGTAATGCATTGACTGGCAACTTAAGTACAGGTATAATTGTTGCAACTGGCAACATTAATGGTGGTGCTAGCACAAACATTACTATTGGTGGAAACTTTATAACATCAAATGGAATTCAAGGTGGATTCCTATCTACCAGTGGTAATGCTAACATTGCCGGTATTGCAAATGTAGGTAACTTAGTAACATCAGGTACTATTACAGCTACAGGTAATATTAATGCAAACGCAGCCACTATCAATGCTGCCAACGTAGTAATTTCAAATACATTGACTAGCGGTAACTTAGCTACAACTGGTACATTATCTGTTACCGGTAATGCATCAGCAGGAAATATTAATGCAACTAATCATACAGGTGGTGCAGTCACGGTAACTGGGAATGTGTATGGTGCAAATCTAGTAGCGAGTGGTGTGTTAAGTGTAACTGGTAATGCTACTGCAGGTAACATTGGAACAACTCATGTTACTGCTTCTGGTAACTTATATGCTAATAGTGGTACTTTATTTACTAACGTTGCTAACGCTAATACAATTAATACTAATCAATTGGCGGCAGGTAACTTATATGCTAATACAGGTTTAATGCAAGCGGCAAATGCTACATTTACCACTACATTAAACGCCGCAAACTTTATTGCTAATGGTACGGCCAACTTCTCTGGTTCTTTAGTAAGAATGACAGGTAATGCTAACATCGGTGGTAATATTGAAAGTGTAACACATATTACTGCTACTGGAAATGTTAATGCTAATAATATGAGTATTAGTAATGCATTTTCTGCAGGAAATTTAAGTACACCAGGATCATTGAGTGTAAGTGGAAACGCAAACTCAGGTAATATAGGTACAACACATGTGGTAGCCAGTGGTAACGTAACTGCAAGTGGTGCATTGAGTGTAACTGGTAATGCTAATGCAGGTAATATCGGAACAACTCACGTTACCGCTTCTGGTAACTTATATGCTAATAGTGGTACTTTATTTACTAACGTTGCCAATGCTAATACAATTAACACAGTTAATTTAGCTTCAACTAACTTATATGCCAATGCTGGATTGTTACAAGCATTGAATTCTAGTATTACTGGAAACTTGAACACAGCAAATATTGTAGCTAATGGTAATGCAACCTTTACCGGCACAGTAGTTAAAATGGGTAACGCAAACATCAGTGGTAGCATTGATAGCGTAACACATATTACTGCTGGTGGAAACATTGTTACTAGTACTGGTTTAATATCATCATTAAACA